TTATCGCATCCTGGAAGCCAACTCATCATTTACGAGAGAAGTATTTCCCTGATATTCCTTATGAAGGCTCAAAGCTACCAAATGCTGGTTCTTCAGATAAGACGCGCATATATTTTGAATTCGCGTCTCTTCACATTGAATATCAAACAACGAAAAAAAACTTTCTCCCCTTGAAAACTTCGCAGAAAGATAATGCACAAGGGTGATTTTTACATTTTCTCTTTCCGACAGTTCAGAAATGGCTTCATATATGGGGCCATTTAAATCATTCATATCTCTTTCTGTTTCGTCAAAATATACAGAAGGATAGTCGTAAAAATGTTCTAACATATCTTTTATTCTACTCTTATTACTCCGACTACAAGGGCCACATGATAGATGTGGTCTATTGCAAGTTCGAATGGTTCATAATCTTTGTTATCTGATACGATGGTAACATGTTCTTTGTCTGTTCCAGGCTTGATTCGCTTGATAAGAGGCCCTTGGTCAGTGTCCAGCACATATACTTTATTCCACTGAAAGAAGAGGTCCTGAAGGTTTAGACGTTTGCAGGCTACAATGTCGCCACTATTATACCGAGGATACATACTTCTTCCTTTCACTCCGATAAGGAAGTCTGCTCCCTTGAATGATGGGATGATGTATCGGTCACATTCATATTCCATAATAGTTTGATCATCGGTAAAGGCACCGGCCATGGCATTAATCGGGATAAGTGGTATCCCTTCATTTGATTCAGTGCGATGCGCTACTGGTAGTTCTTCGTTTTTCATATCTGTATTTTGTGTTGATATAATCATATCACCTTTTCCTGTAATTAACCAATTAAGGTTTAACTGAGGATAATTATCCGCAATCTTAGATAACCATTTGCTTTGAATATCTGTCTTATTATTAATAGCTCTTCTTATCATACCATCACTGGCTGATATTGCTTGTTCAAAAGACCTTACACTAAGTCCTTGATTCTTAATAAATTCTTGTAATCTTTCAATCATACGTAATTTTTAATCGTGAAATTTATCACGATTTACTTGTTTATTGTGAAAATTATCCTCATATTTGCAACATCTTTAAAAAGCTAAAGATGGGCGCAAAGATAATAAATATATCATTTCACCCAAGCTAATACGCTGATATTAACTACTTAAATATAGAATTTATGGCAGAAATCTTAATGAAACACGGTGATCGCCGTGAGTTGGCGAAAAAGTTTGACGTCAGTCATGTCACAATTATTAGTGCATTGAAGTTTCGCACGCATAGTAATGTGGCGAACATGATACGTAAGGCTGCCCTGGAAATGGGCGGTGTTCTTATGGGTGCCAAGAGCCTGAAGGAAGCAAGTAATGAATATAAGTCTGAGCAGGATGAAAACGTATAGCACTAATAAGTATTTACAGCGTCTGGCTAACTTCCTTGTAGCGTATGCTGTACCGTTCAGTTATGACGGATTTACCATCGAGTTTACCGCATCTCAGCGGTTGGTAGACGATATGCAGAACCTTGATAAGGTGCTGGCTAAAATTGATTTTGTTGTTAAGTGATTTACTATTAACCTTTTAAATTTTCTGATTATGAAGAAGAACAAGAAGAAATACACAATAAAGATGCAAGAGAAGAGATACACGCAAAAATACAACAGCAAGAAAATGAGCCGGAAGAACTTGATATTTTTCTTTTTGAAAATAGCTCACCATTTACCTCCCGGCTCTGTGACTTACTTTGCTGAAGTGCGTTTACTCTCCAAAATCAGGACGACGTACAGATAACCTTACTTTCATCGGTTCATCATTCTTGCACTTCATTATCACACGTTCTTCTGCTTCATCCATCAACTGTTCACACTCATTATGACCGCAGCTGTATGGAACAAAGGATTCTCCTTTAATGACGAATGTAGGATGCGAACCGCATACAGGACAAGTAATCTTGTCGTACTCCTGTCTGAGGAGTTCATAAAAACTATTTTCCATAACTATAAATGATTGATTAGTACGCTACAAATGTAGCAAAACCGTCCGTCTGTGAAGATATGACGGTCTTTAAAAACCGAAAGCTTATGAAAACAAGAAACATACTTATCGCAATACTCGCTCTCGCAGTGGCGAACACTTTCACGGAAGGATGGCTGAATATAGCCGGAATCGCTCTCTTGTCTGTGTCTATTATCCCGGTTGCAATCAGGATGGACAAGGAAAACAGATAACTCACACGCAGCTATAAGAACCTGCACGTTCTCAGGATGACGATTTGCTCATGATGGTTAGTTTTATTGGTTAGTAATCTTCAGTAGGTATAGGGCAAAAAGATGCAGGTGGCTTAGTTTCAGGTTCGACTCCTGAAGCTGCACAATATAAGGAATGTAGAAATGGCAGTGATATATAACGATAAGGTTTGCGTGTTGGCCTGCGATGTGATTCGTTTCGACGAAAAACACAGAGTAGGAAGCGAAACAGGCTTTATATCTAAGTCTAATTTTGACTGGATGAAAAAACAAGGCCAGCTGATAATCGCCCGTCGCAGCACACCCGGAAACCCTGCCCTCGTAGAATTTGAAACCATGAGACCGGACATCAAACGTAAGTATGTAGAAGCATACGGCGACCCGTATGCAGAACTGGCAAGCCGCGACCAGCAGAGCGAGCTGGAGAAGGAAGTGGAATACAACAACAGGGCATACACTTTCTTCCAGGCATACCGCTACGGCGATAACAACACACTCCCCCAGGAAAAAGTGAACGAATATACCTTGTCGGTGAACGTGATGGAAGCATTGCTTCGCCTTCGCGACCGTCAGAAACAGAGTGCCATAGGTGGAAGCACACGCATCAACGTGTGGGAACGCCTGGGCGCACAGTGTCAGTCGCTCCTCGATGTGAAGGATGCAAAGGGAAAACCTTTGTTTCCGCACAAGCTCCCGGCTTCGTGGAAATCATTGAAGCGCAAGTGTGAGGCATACGAGGAAGCCCGTAAGGCTGGTGATGAAGCCGGATTCCGCAGCGTGATACATAAGAACTACGGAAACGATGCCGCATCGAAGCTGAAGGAACGCAAGGGAAGCGAACGCAGCGAGCTGGCCGAGTCACTTATCCGTCAGTTCCTAGGACTGCACATGAACTGGAACAACGTACAGGTGATGCAGGAATACAACAAGCTGGCCGCAGAGTTCGGGCTGGAAGAAATCAAGTCGCCGGCCACCATCGGCGCATACCGTCAGAAGTACGATGTAGTGACCAAGACACGCCGTCGGGGCATAGGCGAATGGAACAGCAACCTGAAAAAGCAGGTACGCCGTTCGGCTCCGATTACCGCCATGACTTTCTGGGTGTTCGATGGATGGGATGTGGAAATGCTTTTCCAGCGTGAGGAAGTGAAGAAGGTTCGCAAGGGAGGTACCGTTCGCGAAGAACGCCGCACCACCTACCACAACCGAAAGACCATTGTCGTAGTGCTCGATGCCTGCTGCAAGTACCCAATAGGTTACGCCATCGGAGAAAACGAATGTGACGCGCTTATTAAGGAAGCGCTTACCAACGCCGTACGCCACACGCGCGAACTCTTTGGCGAGCGATACATACCGTTGCAGATGCAGTGCGATAACTACCACAAGAAATCGCTGTTCCCCTTCTATGAGCAGATGACGAAGTATCTTACACCTGCGGAAGTAAAGAACGCACAGGCCAAGATAGTGGAACCTTACTTCAAGTACCTCATTCTGGAATACTTTCAGAAGTTTCCTTCTTTCTCCGGATTTGGCATAACCTCCAGCAAGGAGATACAGCCCAACGTGGAATGGCTGAATGAGCACCGGAAGTTTATACCCACTGAGCAGGAAGTTATCCGGCGCATACACGAAGTGATGGAAATGGAACGCGCAAAGAAGATAGAAGCCTACATGAAGGCATGGAGCCAGACACCCGAAGAACGGAAGGTAAGATTCCCCGACGAACAGTACCTTCTGCTCATGGGACAGACCAGCGGACGAACCAACAAGCTGGAGTCACGCGGAATTATCCTGGAGCGCAACGGTATGCAGTATTTCTATGACAGTCTGGACCGCTCTCTGCTCGACCATCTGGGCACAAGCTGGGTAGTACGCTACGACCCCGACGACACAAGTCACGTGCTCATTACGAACGCCGGGAAGAAGGGCACTAAGGATGAAGGAAAGGAAATCGGTACACTCCGCTACCTGCTCGATGAAAAGGAAGCAGTGCCCATGGCGCTGGTAGACCAGAAGCCGGAACACTTCGAACAGCGCCGACGCATCAAGGAATTCAACGAATCGCTGAAAAAGGAAATCGTGGAAACGGCAGAAAAGGATGTCGACACCATACGCGACAACGTATTCAGCCATGCGCTTCCTGCACACAACATCCTGGAGCGTTTCTGCATCACCGACAGCCGCGGACAGCACAAGGACAACCGTAACGAGCTTCGCCTTCATGCCGAGGATGTGGAATACGAGGAAAACGACACACGCCCCTCACGCACGGTTTATCCTGATGATGATGATGATTATGAGTTCAGCTCTACAGACGCTGGCTTTTCAAGATAATTTAAAACTGATTTAATAACCCATTAAAAAGATATTGAACTATGGACGCAAACAAACTTAGAGACTACATCGAGACATTAATTCAGCGTGGATCATCGGCCGCAGAACTGGCACGCAAGTGCGACGTATCGGGCGCTGCCTTCTCACAGTTCCGTGCAGGTAAGTACGGTGCAAAGGAAGATTCGATGGCCGATAAGATAGCCGTAGGACTGAACTACTATGACAACACCTGGAAGATTGTAGAAAGCGTATCGTCATACAAGCAGGTGAAGCTTTACCTGACCGCCGCCAAGAAAAACCACCGCTGGTTCTGTATCAGCAGCCGCAGCGGTAGCGGAAAGACACATTCGCTTATCGACCTTTACAACACCTGCCCCGACAACTCGATTATTTACCTGAAGTGCTGGAAGTGGACGGCTAAGAAGTTCCTCCAGAAGCTGGGCCGATGCCTTGGTATCACCTTCACCCGATATACGGATACGGATGACATGCTACAGGAAATAACCTCAAAAATCAACGGAATGGACGACCGTAATCCGGTGCTGGTGCTCGATGATGCAGGCAAGCTTTCTAACAGTGCCATGACCTGCCTTATCCCGCTGTATGACGACACCAAATACCGCATGGGCTGTCTGCTGGTAGGAACGGAAACACTTCGCCGCAACATCAAGCGCAACGTAGGCCGTGTGGATGGATTCGATGAGATAGACGGACGCGTAGTGCGTAACTACATCACCCTTCTGGGAGCCACGAAGAAGGACGTACGCGCCATCTGTGCCGCCAACGGAGTGACCGACGCAGAAGAGCAGGACGAAATCTGGGGAAAGCTTGACAAGGTAGAAAAATATCCCACGGAAGATTCACGGAAAGCCGTGTGGTTTGTTGACGACCTTCGCGAGCTGGAAGGAATGATCATGGATAAGTTAATACGCCGTCAGGTACAAAATGGAGAGTTATGAGAAACTGGAGCATCAAGAACATAGAAGACCGGAAGTACGACTTTGTGCCGTTTTCCCCACGTTTTGCCGACCTGTTCGGCAAAACGGAGGCTACGGGAAACTGGATAGTCTACGGTAAGTCCGGTCAGGGTAAATCTTCCTTCTGCCTTCAGCTGGCCAAGGAGTTCGACGAAATCGGGAAAAAGGTGCTGTTCGTGTCACTGGAGATGGGCGACAGCTACGACTTCCAGCAGGCACTGGCCAACGCCGGCATACGTAGCGGATGCAGCCGTATCTCATTCACCGACTCCTGCCATCCGGAAGAACTGAAGGAAGAACTGAGCAAGCAGCGCAGTGCAGACGTGATAATCATTGACTCCCTTCAATACTTCATCGACCTGTACCGCGTGCGTGCGGCCGACTTCATCGAGCTTCGCAGCAAGTTCAAGAAGAAAGTGTTTGTCTACATCTCCCACATGAAAGGCAACGATGTGGACGGCGATACGGCCTACGACCTGAAGAAAGATGCCTTCAAGCGCATCCACATAGAACACTTCAAGGCATCGTACGTAGGCCGTGGAACCGGAGGTCCGAAAGGCTTCTTTGTGATATGGGACAAGGGATACCGCCAGTTCTGGCTCGAAAATGGAACTAAAAAAGAAACTGATGGAAACAACGAAGAGAATGATACCGAAATGGATGATTAAGAAGCTGCACGTGCTGTATGCACGCTACGGCTTGTCGGAGGAACAGTACCGCGCACTGATTCTGGAGCTGACCGACGGACGCACCGACACCACCAAGGAACTCACCTACGCCGAGTCGCAGTACCTGGCTGGTTACATCACCGGAGCCAACACCACCATCAAGCCGGTGGCCGAAAGGCTTATCGAGAAGTCGCTGAAATGGCAGCGCAGCGCGGTGCTGAAACGCCTTCAGCAGATTGGAGTAGACACCTCTTCCTGGGATGCGGTTAACGCCTACCTTCGCAGCCCTCGCATCGCCGGGAAGCCTCTTTACGAACTGGACAGCGAAGAGCTGTCCGCACTGATACCGAAACTTGAATCTATTAAACGAAAACAGAATGGCTGAATACGACGTTAACGACCAGCGCATAAACCGCATTAACTACATCCTGGACGAACTACCCCGCATAGAGGAACGCATCGACCGGATTAATGCGCAGATAGGAAGCCGCGAAATGACGGGACAGCAGTTCCGTAACCTGGTGGCCGAAAGAAGCACCCTCGTTAAGAGGTACGATGAACTGAATCGCGAGGCGAAGGAAAACTACCGCCTCGTGACCGGAAAGAATAAAGGAAAGATAACCTATAGCACGGAAGGAACGATATGAGAAAGAAATACAGAGTGTGGCGCGTAGTGATTAACGTACTGGGTCATCACCTGGCAGTGAGGTGCCGCCACGATACGGACAACCTTAGCGAAGTAAGAGCATACTACATGCGCATCTATCGGAACAGAGGGCCTATACGGCTTTATTATACAGAATTTTATTAACCTTTAAAAACAAGTAATTATGATTGATTTAAAAGCATTGACCGCAGAACAGAGAGCAGCACTGAAAGCACAGTTGGAAGCAGAAGAAAAGGCAGAAAAAGACCGTGTACAGAACGAACGCGAAGCCTACAAGCAACTTGTAGACCAGACGGTACAAAACGCAGTGGCAAAGCTTCAGAACCTATCCAGCGAAATGGAAAGACTGAAAGAAGAAGTATTCACAGAGTTTGCCACCCTTATCAAGACAAAGAACGAGCTGTTCAAGACGAAATCCGACCGTCAGAGCGACACTTTCACCACAGCCGATGGTACAATGTCCATCACGCTTGGGAACCGCGTAAACGAAGGATGGGACGACACGGTAGAAGCTGGCATCGAAAAGGTGAAGGCATACCTGAAGACGCTGGCCAAAGACGAAAACAGCGCAGAACTTGTGCAGGTTGTCATGGGACTTCTGGCAAAAGACCGCAAGGGAGCCTTGAAAGCCAACAAGGTGCTCGAACTGGAGAAGCTGGCAGCCACCAGCCGCGATGCAGAGTTCATCGACGGTATCAACATCATCAAGGCTGCATATCGCCCCGTACCTACCTGCCAGTTCATCCAGGTTACGCTGAAGGATGAAGAAGGAAAAGAACGTAAGTTACCGTTGTCTTTATCGGCTATGTGATGAAGAAAACGAAATTAAAATGGTATGCAATATGGATTCCATATTGCATACTGGTTACTCCGTTAGCTATTATACTTCTTCCTATTCAATATATGAATGAATTAGCTTCTATTATATTGAAATACATTGAGAAATTTAAGTGGTATATAGTTGGGAAATATAAACCTTAGTAAGATGGGAAAAGAGAAGTATGTTATTAAAACAGGATCTGGAGATTATCTAAAGAAAAGGTATCCCAAACTTTCAAATTTAGCTTATAGATTAAGCTTTGTTGTAGACTTAAAATTAGCAAGAAAATTTAACAGTATAAAAGAAGCAGATGAAGTTAGAAAAACTTGTCCTTTTTTAGAAAAATGTAAAGTTGTGAAAATAGAAGAAGATGATTAACGACATGAAACCAGGGGAAGTCCGTCAGTTAGCAGACGGAACCCCGATAAAATTCCAGGAAGTAGCCAATATTACCAGCTTAGACAATCCGTGTCAGTATTGCGTGTTCGAGAATGAACGCTGTCAGGAACGCGCGATACTTCTTGGAGGATGCGACCCCATGACACGCGAAGACGGAAAGTTTGGCATCTTCATCCACGCTGGAACAAATGCCTGACCTGTTCAAACCTCGCAGAGTGGCGGTGAAGATTCATTACAGCGCAATAAGCCAGTTTATGTTTCTCTGGGTGAAGTGGAACCGCCCCTGCGACTTATCAGTACAGCGTTCAAAAGAAAATACCGTATGGCTGGGTGTCTGTTTCAACGTAGAGAATAACGACACTCTGGACATGATGGAAGATGTACGTAAGAGTTTAAAAACCGAAATTATTGATTTATGATGGGAAACAAATTAGTAATAGTTCCTTTTGATTTGGAACTTTCGAAAGAAATAACCAATGGAGAAGTAGAAGGTAGAATTATTACACGCGTAGGGAATAGTGTAAGAATTTTATGTTATGATGTAATTGGAAATGAATATAAAATATGCGGATTAGTTCATTATGGGAAATCGGAGGAACCTGCGGTTTTTACAGAGAAAGGGTTATTTTATGAAAACCAAACAGATGATTTAGACCTCATGATTGAAATACCAGAATATCTTTCATTTAAAGATGGGGATATAATAACATTTGGAAATGAAAAAGATAGTCTTGCTACAGGTATATTTCGTAAAAGAGATAGTAAAACATCGCATGAATGTTATGTGATATTAGGTTATCAGGGAAATTTGTCTTTCCATGATAAAGGACGTACTTATAATAATGCAAGACTGGCAACCGAAGAAGAAAAACAAAAACTTATTGACGCTCTCCTATCAAGTAAATATCCGGAAACGAAAGAATATTGTAAAACATTCTTTGGTATTGAAAAAAAGAAAGGATATGAGTTCAAGCCGTTTGATAGGGTGTTAGTTCGTCAGTCAGAAACATGTAAATGGGAAGCATCATTTTTTAGCAATATAACTGACGAAGTTCATAAGTACAGATGTTGTGGTATGAACTATATGTTTTGCATACCATACAACGAACAAACTGCACATTTGTTAGGAACAAAAGATAATTGGGAGGAATAATATGAGCGAAAAAGAACAAATAATGGATTTTATCGACCAGGTTCTTTCAGACTTCACCAATGAAGGAGCTATGGATGTTTTGGAAGATGTGAAGAGTGAGATAGACATGAGAATCGAATCATGCGAAGAAGGTACATACACAGTAACAAGTGAATGATATGGGAAAGCAAGAAAGTATGGGCGACTTGAGCCAGATGATTAAGGATTATGCAAAAGCAGAAAAGGAGCTGAAAATCGAGAATTGGGTGAAAATCAGCATTTGCTACGGTTATGGTCATCAATCTGTCACCCTATACATCTACGACCTTCCTCGTGAAGTGTATGAAAGAAGGATGTGGGTAATCAGATGGAGGGTAGCCATACTGCAATGCAAGTATCCTAGGAATGATGTGTACACTTCTTTTTACTACTACGACAAGCGTTCAGGAGAGTCGCTTGAAGTGAGTTCCTGCCTATCTAAACTGATTTCTTCAAAAGCCCAGATAACAAAAGCAGAACGCAGGATGAATGAATACATCGAGTACAACCGTCAGGAAAATCTGTTTTTTGATGAGAACACGGATGAGAAGCTGGTTAAGTTCCGCGAGAAACTTGAGCGTAAGAAACTTGAGTGTGCTGAGTGTCAGAAGAGACTTGAGCAACTTGTAGAAAAAAGAAGAAATTTACAAAATATTGATTAAGTGAAAAAATCCCCGACACCGCAACCGGATGCCGGGGATTTTTATTTTTAATTATTAATGAATCAGGGTTCGCCAAGGTAATGACATATCGCCTCGTGCTGAAGCGGCGTAAGCGTGCGCTGTCCTTTCTTGTAGTGAAGTTCCTCCAGTCTTTTTTGTAGTTCCTCGTTCAGAACAATCCAGCGGCGTAGCTGGGTAACGGCACTGCGTGCAGAAGAACGCGGGAAGTATCGCAGTGCAAGGTCTGTCAAATAAATAGCGTGCATGTTGTATGTGTTTTCGTAAAGATAATAAAAATAATTAGGAATAAATTACCCCGTAGTAAACGCATTGTTACTACGGGGTAATTAATCAGTTACTAAGTAGTAATGATAGGTTTACTACGTAGTAGTTAAGGAAGCGGTTCTTCTTTGTCTTCCTGCAAGCTTTTCACCTTGTGGAAGCTCAGATTTGCGATGTTAAGCTGACCTTTCAGCCCGATGCCCGGTCGGAACTGGAGAGTCACCTTCTTAATCATCGACGGGCTGAAGGTGTCTTCCGTGGCGGTTCCTGTGCTGCGAAGCTGCGCCTGAAAGCTTCCCAGGTTCTCCAGCTTCACGATTTGTCCGGCTGCGATGTGCAGGTTAATACGCTTCACCAGGGCACGGATTACGTTCAGCACGTCACCGTCGGTCAGTGTGGTGGCATACGCTATCTCTTCCGACAGTTCGTTGATACCTACTGAGCCGGAAGCCTGTGCCTTGGCATAATACTTGTACTCTCCGCTTTCACGGTCCTGCGGATTGAGCATCTTTGCAACGCTGTAGTTAATTGCCATAATCTTTTGTGTTTAAGTGTGAATAATGTAGTTAACTTGTCATGACATTGCAAAAGTAGGCACGCGCTGGCATAAAGAGTTGACAATTTGGTATTTTAAAGCGAATTACGTATTTTTGTAGAAACAAAAATGCAGCAGCCAACTTGCATCAACTCTTAATCCGTAGCCTTATGGGAAGAAACAGTCATTTAATAGAAGAACGTAACCGGCAGATAGCACACTGTTACTTTGAACTGGAACCGGTTCTGCGTAATTATTCCGACATCGTAAAATCCTTGTCGAAAGCTTTTTTCTTATCAGAATACCGCATTCAGGCCATTATCCGTGAGATGGTGAAGAACGACCAGTTCAAGCCGTCGGGAGAGGCAAAAAAACATGTGCGGAAAAAGATTTCCGCACAACACATTCAGCTGAGCCTTCAGCTATCGTTTTAACACAGGGGTAATGCTTATCTTCACATCGGGCACTTTCTGTTCGTCGCGTGTAAAGTATTCCGTTACTTTCACCGTGTAGGTAGACTCGTACACCTTTATGCCATGGTTGGCCGTATAGAATCGGCTGTTTGTGCGGATAAGCGTACTTCCTTCTATTTCGTGACCCTGCACCAGCAGATGCAGTCTGCGCCGTATGTCATCCCTTTCCTTAATCTTTTCCACCGTTCCGCTACGGTAGTGCGTGTCGTCGTAGCAGTCGATAATGAGCCGCACGCGCACCGTGCACACGCCTTCCTGGCTCAACCCTGACACATTGCTCCAGCTTGTTTCCGAAGCGTCTACCAGCACAGCCGGAAAGGTAAGAGGATAGCTTTCGCGGGTGGTTTCGTCAATCATTTCCAACTGTCCGTAGTCTTCGTCCACGGTCTTCATATCGGGCATCTGTTCGCCGATGTAGTTAACGAGATTCTCTAAAATATGTTCCATAATTCTTTACAAATAGTTGCAATTCTCTTTCGATTATCTTGCGAATTTCTTTCGACATATTTGCGTCGGGTCCGAAGAAGTGGCGGCGCGGCATACGAATAAGCGAGCCTTCACGTTTCAGGGCCATGTTTCGCCAGAACATAGCTTCGCGTGTCAGCGCTTCGTTTCCTTTGGTCTTTCTCAGACCGCCGCGCTTTTTCGTCAGACGTGCGCCTTTGGCGGCGGCGTAACGGTACCAGAAGTACCGCTTCATCTTGGACGTTACTTTAATGGTTCCACCTTCATTATGAATCTGTGCGTAGTCCACCTGGTTACGTATGTACACCTTTCCGGGTTCCGGCTTGAAGTAGGTGGCATCACGCAGATGGTTGGTTCCGGAAAGAAGCGTCTTGTAGCTTGCCTGCGCTCCTTTGAAGCTCAGTTTTCGTCGATAGGGTTCCTGCCATGCCCTGCCGTTGAAAGCACTGTCAGAGAAGCGTTTCTTCGTCAGCGATACGGCTTTTGTTCCTACCTTGACGGGAAGTGTGCGGGTGTAGAGCGTGTTCAGACGCTTTACAGCGTTTTCTACTTGCTTTTGAATGTCGGGTGCGGGCATTACTAAATTTCTTCAGGTGTAAATAAATAATTCCCAGTTTGTCCTTTTATAGGCTTTTCATGTGTGATTTTACCTTCAAGCATATTGAATGGAATACCTTCAGGAAAAGCTTTGCATGAAGCGTAAATTTCATTTAACAATTTACATCTACCACATTGTGATTTGTATCTATTAAGCCATAATATTCTGTCTTCTAATAAGATTTCATCATTCATATCTTGTTTTCTTTTTTGAATATATCCAATTATAATTATTAGCCATTCGTCTCCATAATAAATGAAAATGAATAGTGCTAGCTACATCTTCATTTATATACCCCAATTCTATCATATTATAAAGTTCACTTCTAATCTTTAGATTTAATTTTTTATATTCATCAATAAGAGTCTCAGGTTTTATTCCCCATCCGTTTTTTGGCCTTTTCATTGAAAAAGTATATAACGGAGTAGTAGCTCTTATTTCTGCAACATCTGATATAATAGCAGTATATATATCTTGTACAGAGAAAGAATTACCGATTCTTCCTATATTATTCTTATTATATTTCCATCCTCTTGGGTGATTGTGAGTAAATATACAATTTTTCATTAATTCCACATCTTTCTTTGTTAGATTGACAGATGTTTTTTCCCCTCTTTTATCTAATACTATTTCTCCTTTTTTATTAACAGCAACAGCTGTTTCAAAATTTTTATTCATTCGTATTTCATCTTCTATACTTGTTACCTTATCAGTAACTTTTTTATCAAAAGCTGTATCAAGAACTGGTTTATTCACAATCTTTTCTACCGCTTTCTTTGCTCCTGGATATGCTTCCTTGATATACGGATGCGAGTCGCTGAACAGCTTTCCGTCGTCTGCGGGGTTGTTATCCAGTCCGGGAACGGAAGGAACAGGCTTGAAGTCGCCTACTGCGCCGGTGGTGGCCGGTTCGTCGGTCGCTTCGAGCGAGCACTTGCAGTTCCATCGGTCACCAGGGCGATGGCGCGTCCAGAAGGAATGGTTTACCGGAAGGGTTAGTTTTGCTTCCCAGTATTGCTTGTGCGCTATGTCAGGATCGGGCGAAGTGGTAGGCATCCAACGCAGGTTCGGCAATACGTCCTTGTATTCCTCGAAGTGCTTCCAGTCGGCCGCCTGATGGGCGCGAAGTATGGCGGTGTCATATTCCGTGCGAAGCCATCGCACTACGTAATGATCCGTAATGTTCTGCACATCGTCAATCCACTGCTCAAAGGGTTTCAGCTTTCCGTTCTTGTCGATAAGCTGTGCGGCCAGGTCATTCTGCATACGGTGAGTGCGGAAGGCAGAGAACACTTCGTTATTGGTGCGAAGCTGTTCCAGGAACAGTTCATCGCCTGTAGGATAGCTGGAAGCAGACAGCCCTTCTACGGTGGCCTCATTGAACAGACGAAGCGTTTCTTCGAACGCATCACGCTGTATGTCGTCGCGCACGTTCATCCCGTCGTAGATGTCGCGCAGCATCTGTGTGAGGGCTTCCTTGCTGAATTCAATACCCTGCTCCAGCTGATTATGAAAACCTCCGCACACGCCGCAGCGTTCACCGTAGAGGTTGTCCATTAAAACGGCAAAGCCCCGTCTTTCTTTTTCGGGGCTACTCCGAAAAAATCGCACAACCAGTTGCGGAAGTCGGTTCGCGCCCGTTCGTACCAGGCTTTTGACTCGTTATCCATGTTCATGCGTCGGTCTGACTTTCGTTTCGGCTCCGTGTCCTGCGGTTTTTCCAGCTTGTTTGCCATCTCCTGCTGCAACTTGCGGTTGGCTTCTTCCTGCGCCTTGATTTCGGCTTTCTGCTGTTCGTAGTCTTCCGGCTTGTCAATGAGCAGCACTTCGTAGATGTAGTCGTCAGACACAGGCACACCCATGGCTTTCACTTTCTGAATCACGTCTACCTGCTGGTTCGGATTCAGGTTCCGGTTCTTGACGTAGACAAACTCACCGCCTTCCGTGTTTACACCCAGCGCGTTGAATATGTCCGTCATATTGTAGTTCAGCACATCCAGGATAAAGTCGCGGTCGTCGGCCTTCAGCATGTCTTCTTCTTCCTGATGAACGGTACCCAGTGCCTGTGTGCCGGTGCTCTTGGCATCGGTAGTCAGCGTATTACCCAGCACACGGACGGACATTTCCGTATTGCAGGCATCCTTAAAGCGTTCGTACAGGTCTACCGTACCGCTTTTGTTGGCACTCTCTATCAGGTTCAGGCTGCTTTCCTTGGGATGGATGTACACGGCGTTGGCTCCCTGACGGCGTGCGTCCTGAATCAGCCGGCTGCGTGCTTCTTCGTCTCCGGCATCGTAGGTGTACTCACGTATGGGCATACCGAATATTTCGCAGAACTGCTTCCAGTTCCCGAAGTTACTGCGCTTGTAGAGCACCATCGGAAGAAGTTCGGCCATCATTCCCAGGTCGCGCGGGTTGTCGCCCACGAACAGCATGTTTTCAAAGGAATCTACGGGTATGCCTTCCGTGTCGCTCTGATACTTCAGGATGACACGGCGTACGGGGTCGTAGTGCTTGTAGGGCACATGGTAGTAGTTGATGAATCCGTCATCGCCACGGTAGAACTGGAACAGGCTGTATCCATAAAACTTTGACATGAGCACTTCCTTCACAAACTTGCGGAACCAGGGCGAACGGATTTCCTTATTCACGTTGTCGTCAGGCTTTCCGTTTCGCCGGAACTCGATAGGTATGCGGCTTACACCCACCTTCCGCTTTTCGATGATACCTCCCAGGTGAAGGTCGAGCATGGCCGATTCGTACATGTCATACAGGCGTGTGCGGTTGTAGAAGTCAATGGCTTTTGCTGCGTTGAGCGCACTGATGTAGGACGACATATCGAAGTAGAACAGTTCCGGCATCTGTAGGATGATGTCGGGTTCCACACGGGCGTAGGGTCCGGTGGTATAGGCAGGTGTTATCTGGGTGTATCCGCCTTCTGTGATGCGGCGTTTTTTCTTTGGTCTGGCCATATTTAAAAGGGTTTTAAAAGTTGATTAAAAGTAAGGATTCCACGGCTCGTTGCTGGCTATCTGCCATGGGCTGTTGTCGGTCTGTGTTTCGGAAGGAAGTTCGGGAAGTCCTTCTATGTTGGCTTTGAAGTCGTGCACATCGCGGAGGAACTGCATCGCGTCGTCATACCGTTCTTTCCTGATGTCTGACATCTTATAAGGGTTGTGCTGGCAGAATATCTCATACACGGCAATGTCAAGGCAGATTTTCAAAATGAGAACGTTTCGTTCTTCGCCTTGTGCGGAAAAGATGGCATCGCAGTCGTATCGGCTGTTCAGCAGGCTGCGCACGGTGGCGATGGCACGGTTTTCGCAGACTTCAATCACGGCACTGCTTCCGGATTCTTCGCGCAGCAGGCTGTCCAGAATGTCACGGTGTATCGTGGCATCGTAGTCGGTAAGTTCTATAAAGTTATTCATATCACCATGAAAAAGGGTTACTATCTTTGAACTCGCTGTAGCCGATGGTCACACCGGGGTCGAGTTCCTTTATTTTCTCATTAATTATGTTGAAATTTCCTTCTATACAGTCGGGTCCGTCGGCAGGATACGGAAGGGAAAGCTCGAAAAGGCTGAACTGTTCTCGCAGTTCCTTCATGTGCGGGTTATCCTTTTCTTCTTCATTGAACACCCACATGCCGTTCCGGTCGATGGGTTCCAGGTTAGCCTCTATACGTGTGGCCTTGTCCATTTTGCTGCGTCCGTCTCCCTTGATGTAGAGGTTATCCTTCCGCTGCTCGTTCTGCTCACGGATAAGGGGTTTGAACACTTGTTCAAAGAAAGGATCCTGAAGCGTATTGTTTTCCTGGTAACAGTACACGGTGCACTGGCTTCCGATGTACTTTCGTAGCTGGTAGAACCAGTCGATGTACTCTGCGTTGGTAACACGTCCCACAAACCCCTTGATAATGTAGTAGGTACTTCGTATCTTTCCGCACGCCCATACGGCTTTAGTGGAGCTGGCTTTGTTCTTGCTGTTACTGTAGGCAGGGTCGCCGTAGATTACCACAAACTTGAACTTCTTCAGCGGAGGTACTTTCCCGTAGGGAAGGTTGTGGAAGATGTTTCCTTCCGTCACGGGGTTGTTCATGTATTCACCCTCGTAGGCCGCTTTGCTGATGCTTTTGCGTATGCGCTCGATGGCTTCCTGTGTGTTCTTTTCGGGCCAGTTGCTTTTTCCGTTCTTGTCTACCAGGTTCACTATGTCCCAGTGGTCGGCCATGGCACCGGCTCGTGCCACGCAGGTGTCTTTGGCGATGATGTTTCCGCAGAAGATAACCAGTGTTTTCTCAGACACGGAACGCGTAGGATACAAGGCTTTTTCCCACCACTTCCACTTCTTGTTCAGCGTATCGGGGTTACGGCAGTCTACGTCGGTGTCGAAGTCGTCCACCAGCAGCACATCCGGACGCGCCGCACCGTTACGGGTACCACGGGGAGCGTTGCCCGCGCCCACTCCTGTAAACGCACATCCGCACTTGCAGACAAACTCCGTGTCGGTCCACTGGCCTATGACAGGCTGGTCTCCGTAAAAAGCCTTGATGCGTCCGTTAGATTCAAAGTTAGCCTTATACGGACGTAGCAGCTTCTCCGCGCTGGTTTCAGTAGCACTTGCCAGGATGACGTTTTTCTTTCGTCCGGTCAGTGCCAGATACATCACGCAAAACATCACAATGGTACTCTTTGCGCTCTCACGGCTCCAGCTCAGCACTTCAAACCATTCTTCGTGTTCAAGTATGCGCTTAATGGCCTTAATCTGGAATTTGGCAAAAGGATACTTGGCATACATGGGAAAGAAATACTGTATCCATTCCACGGGGTGAGCCTCCAGATACATTTTCTTCTTGGTCTTCTCCGCTTCCGTCATGTTCACCTCTACGGGTGTGGCACATTCAATGTCGCGGCGGTATTCTTCCCATTCCTTCAGCTTCTGTTTTTCTTCGTAGGTAGCCATATCACTTAATCTGTTCTTTCAGGAACACGTCCCACAGTTTTACATACTCTTTGGCTTTCTCCAGGTCGATGCGGCGAAGGAACTCACCGAAACGCATTCCCACGCTGATGATGTCGCTGATTCCCACATCTGTTTCCATGCTTTTGATGGCTGCGGCAAGTTTGACCATTACATCCGCTTCTTTCGTATCCGGCTGCCGTTTGGCCGGTTCGCGTTCAAGGATAGCCATATTCATGTTATTAAGGTGCTGATACATTCTGCTCAGTATCGCTTCACGTGTCACGGTCATTCCGGCCTTCAGGTTGTCCCAGTTTCCGGCCTTAGCCCATCGGCTGATGGTCTGACGCTGTGCGCCCACCTTCTGCGCTATCTCCTCGTAGGTGTAGCTTCCGAGCAGGTAGATTTCGCGTGCCAGCATCTTTTTCTGCTCACTTTTCAATTCTGCCATAGTCGATAATTAATTCATTACGGAGCAAATTTCTTGTAATAAGGTGAGAGCGAGAAAGCAGGTTTTCATCATGACACATTATCGTAGCACGCTGAAAAACAGCTTTCTGCAACTTATAGGGAATTGCGAATTTTGCCACAGAGAAAAAAGCGGAACAATGGATAAGATTTTCAAAAATCAGATACCCGGTGAGGGAACGGTTAGCGTATTGATGTACGGTAATGTAGGAAACGGAGGAAAGGTAGACAGCGGGCGCGTTGTGGCCGAGCTGATGGAGTTGGCTGCTGCATACGGCAAAATCGACGTACACATACATTCCAACGGTGGCGATGTCTTCAGTGGCATTGCCATCTACAATGCGCTGCGCACCGTAGATGCTGATGTAACAATATACATAGACGGGCTGGCCGCCAGCATTGCGGGAATCATTGCACTGTGTGGAAAGCCTCTTTACATGAACAAGTACGCACGCATCATGCTGCACCGCGTGTCGGGCGGTAGCTACGGAAACGCCGACGAACTGCGGAAAGCTGCCGATTTGGCCGAATCGCTCGAAAATGACCTTTCGCGCATGATTGCCAGCCGCTGCAAGATGGATGCGGAAGAAGTACGTAAGAAGTATTTCGACGGGTCGGAACACTGGATTTCGGCAAGCGAAGCACTTGCAATGGGACTGATTGACGGTATAGTCGACACCGGGGAAAAGCTGAGTGAAGACGCTACCAACACGGAAGTATATAACTATTTTATGAACCGGCTCAACGAGCCACAAAAAACAAAAGACATGGCTTTATTGGAAGAATTGAAGAAACATTCCTCATTTGCCAACATGGTAAGTGAAGAAGAAATTTTGCGTCACATCACTACGATGGAAAATCAGGCGGCCAAGGTTCCTGCGCTGGAAGCAAGGGTAAAAGAACTTACTGACCAGATTGCGGAAAGCAAGAAAACCGCACACCAGGCTTTCCTGAATCAGGCGGTAGCGGAAGGAAAACTGACGAAAGAGCAGGTACCTGTATTCCTGAACCTGATGATGGCGGACGAAGCAAACACCCGCAAGGCGATTGAAGAGATGCCAAAGAAAGGTACGGTAAAAGTAGAAGATTTCTTACAGACAGGAGGAGGTGCTGGCGGTGCCGGGAAGAACGACCTGGTTAACATGAGCTGGGATGAGATTGACAAGGCGGAAAGACTGGCTGAGCTGAAGAACCAGTATCCGGAACTGTACAAACAGAAGTATAACGAAAAATTTGGTAAATAACTATGGCTATTCAAAGAGAACTTTGGCAAAACACGATCATCGAAGGTCTGTTTGCCGACAACTCGTTTATGAGTAAGGCGGTTAACGACGATATGTACGTTAACATGGGAAAGAAAGTGCATATTCCGAATGCGGGTGCTCCGAGTGCGGTTGAAATTGACCGTTCCAGTCTTCCTGCTACGGTAAAGACTCGTACCGATGTGGATGTAGAATATTCACTGAACGAATTGACTACAGACCCTATCCGTATTCCACATGCAGAAACAGTGGAACTTAGCTACAGCAAGCGTAACAGCGTAATCAGTCAGGACCGTTTGCAACTGATTGAGAAAGCGGCTGAACAGATGCTGTACAACTGGGCACCAGACAGCAGCCACTTTGTACGTACAACTGGTACTGAAAAAGTTAAGGCCCATACAGAATCAGCAACAGGAGATCGTAAGGCACTTGTAAAAGCTGATGTATTGGCTTTGATGACAAAATTCAATGCAGACAACATTCCCCAGGAAGGACGTTATCTGCTTCTTGATGCCTACATGTATGCACAGTTGCTTGACGACCTGACAGAAGGCGACCAGCGTGCGTTCTTTGCATCGGCCGATGCACAGAGAGGTATTTTGGGAAAGCTGTTCTCATTCAATGTGATGCAGCGTTCGCAGGTACTCCGTTATGCAACCGGTGGAACATTGACAAAGTGGAATGTTGGCGGTGCAGCTACCGACAACGCAGCCGGTCTGGCATGGCAGACAAACAGCCTGAGCCGTGCACTGGGAGAAGTGAAGATGTTTGACAGCACAGACAACCCGCTGTATTACGGTGACATCTATTCCTTCCTTGTTCGTGTGGGTGGAACCATCCGTCGCAACGACAAGAAAGGTGTGTATGCACTGGTACAGGATGCAGCAGGAGAATAGGAGGAACGCGTATGGCATTACCCAAAATCTCCATTAAGTTTCTGACAGGTCAGCTTGGCACGGTAGCCGAAAGCCAGGACGGCCTGCTGGCACTGGTGTGCGGGGGAACAGCGGTATCCGAAACATTCAAGCTGAATACTCCCTACACGATTTACCGCCTTACCGGACTGGAAGACCTTGGCGTGACAAAAGAAAACAACGCCGGACTGTATAAGATGGTACAGGAATTCTACCAGGAAGCGGAAGAAGGTACGAAAGTGGTAGTGTATGCGGTGGCCAAGACTACGAAAATGACCGATCTGTGCGACAAGGACAGCGGACCGTTACGCGGCCTGCTGCAAGGCCAGAAAGGTGAGCTTCGTGCGCTGGTCATTGCTCGCGACCCGGATGAGGAAGAAGTGGAAGCTACGGAAGGACTCGACCCTGACGTGTTTACTGCATTGCCTAAGGCGCAGGCGCTGGCAGAATGGGCTACTACGGAACTCTATGCGCCTATTTTTATCGCACTGGAAGGAAGAAGCTATCAGGATGCGGAATCGCTGAAAGACTTGTCCGACGGGGAAGACAACCGCGTGGGCATCGTGATTGGCGATACAGAGTCGGCCAGTGAAGGTGCGGCTATGGGAATCTTTGCAGGGCGTGTGGCATCCAGCCCCGTGCAGCGTAACATAGGACGTGTGAGAGACGGTGCGCTGTATCCCACCGTGATGTATATCGGTGAGAACACCGTAGAAGACAGCATGGACGATGTAGCTACCATCTACGACAAAGGTTACATTACTCCGCGTATTCATGTGGGCCGTTCCGGCTACTTCTACACGGACGACCGTCTGTGCGTAGATCCTACCGACGACTACGCACATATCGCTCACCGCCGTGTGATTGACAAGGCGTACCGCATTGCCTACGACACGCTGTTGGATTACCTTCTCGATGAAGTTTACGTAAACCAGGACGGAACCATGCAGGCCGGAATCCTGAAAAGCTGGCAGGCAGCTGTGGAAGGTGCCATCAACTCCAGCATGACGGCTAACGGTGAACTGAGTGCGGACACTTCTGCCGGTGAAAGCGGTGCTACCTGCTACATTGACCCTACGCAGAATGTATTGGCTACATCTACCATAAAAATGACGCTCAAAGTGCGTCCGTATGGATACGCAAGACAGATTGAGGTAGAACTTGGATTTGATGTACAGACTAACTCATAACGACTATGGACATATTTAACAGTAAAGAATACGAATGGAGCGATATTACGGCCATCGTGGCAGGTCGTCCGGTGACAAAGATTCGCGCTATTTCCTACGTAAAGAAACAGGAAAAGGAAGCGCTGTACGCAAAGGGAAACAAGCCGCACAGCATCCAGCGAGGTAACAAGTCGTACGAAACAAGCCTTACGTTTTTGCAGAGTGAACTGGAGGCCATTGAAGCCGCTTCAGGTGGAGATGTGCTGGATGCCTCATTCAATTTGGTTGTTTCCTATGGTAATCCTTCTAAAGGAGATGTGATTAAAACGGACCTGATTGAAGGAAACGAAATCACGGAAGTTCCAAAAGGTATGAACCAGGGTGACAAGTTTTCAGAACATGAGCTTCCTGGAATCGCTCTCAACATCAAGAACAATTATGTATAACCCCTTTTAAACAGTATTTAAAGATGTTTCAATATACAGAAGAACAGCTCAAAGAGTGGAAAGAGAAGCACGGTGAAAACAACGTGTTTGAAATTACGGTAGAAGATAAGAAGTGTGTGTTGCGCAAGCCAAACCGGAAAGACCTGTCGTATGCGCTGGCTGCCAGTTCAGGCGGTAAGGATGCCGTAAAAATGAACGAAGCCCTGCTGAATAACTGCTGGATTGACGGTGACAAGGAGATGAGGGACGATGATGCCTACTTCTTCGCTGTGGCCGAAAAGATTCAGGGAATGATGGAGGCGAAGGAGGCCGAATTAAAAAAGTTGTAGACCGTGCAGACGGTAGTGTAAAAGCCAACTGGATTGGTTATCACAACACGCTGTTGAGGTATTACCTGCATCTGGACCCTGATACGCTGAGCGATGAACAGTGGGCCGAAACGATTGCCCAGCTGGCCGACATCCGGAAACAAGAAGCTAAAGCCAACAAGTTATGAACATTCTACAATTCCTTATAGACATACGAAGCCGTGACAACGGGGTAATAGGACAAGTTACCCGTATGCAGGAACGTCTGGACGCTGCCGACCGTTCGGCCAACCGCTTATCTACTACGATAGGCGGACGGCTGCGGACGGCTATCATGTCTTTGCCGGGTGCGGAATTCTTCACGAATCCCATTGTAGCACTCACGGCAGGAGTCGGTGTAGTGGCAAAACTGGGAATGGATGCCGACAAGACGGCAGTCAGCTTCAATGTACTTACTGGAAGCATGGAGAAAGGTTCCACGCTTCTTGGACAGATTAACAAGTATGCAGATGAAACCATTTACGACAGGCTTGGCACACAGGAAGCTGCAAAGACCATGCTGGGATTTGGCGTGTCACTGGAGAACGTGATGGGTGACTTGAAGATGCTTGGTGACGTGGCAATGGGTGACAAGAACCGTATGTCGCAGCTTGCACTTGTGTTTGGTCAGGTAGCCGCTGCGGGTAAGCTGCAAGGTCAGGACTTGCTTCAGCTGATTAATGCAGGTTATAACCCTTTGCTCGATATGTCGGCGCTTACAGGAAAGTCTGTCAGCGTGCTTCGTGATGAGATGTCAAAAGGAAATATCTCATTTGAGATGTTGCGTCAGGCATTTCAACGGGCTACCGGAGAAGGTGGTAAGTTCTACAACATGACGAATGAGATAGCCAAGACTCCTTTCGGACGGTGGCAGCAGCTGGTAGGAGAATTTAACCAGAAGTTGCTGGAGATGTATCAGATTATACAGCCTGCCCTTATACCGGCCATGAACGGACTTAGCACGATTCTTCAGCTAACTACTCCAGTCATCAAAGGACTTTCGGGAATGGTGGCATGGATTGGAAGCAATATGGAATGGTTGCTTCATATCGTGTTACCTCTTACAGCCGCATGGGCAGGATATAATACCTACATGTTTATCAGCACCAGCATACTGAAAGGATGGACGGTAGCACAATGGGCACAGGTAACTGCTATGATTGCCGCTGAAAAAGCACAGAAACTGTTGAATCTGGCCATGTGGAAGAATCCTATATTTTGGGTGGTAGGTGCAGTGGCCGCTCTTACCAGTGCGGTGGTGTACTGCTGGAACAAGTTCGCAGGATTCCGTGCTTTCATATACACGGCATGGCAGACAGTCAAGGATTTTGGCGTCAACCTGAAGCGTTATCTGATTGACCGATTCTGGGAGCTTATCGGGGCTATCGGTTCGGCTGGAAAGGCTCTTGTAAAACTGGTGAAAGGTGATTTTGAAGGCGCATGGGAATCGGCACAGGATACAGCTAAAAAATTCTACGGAGTAGACAGTACGGTGAAGCTGGTCAAGGCTACGCAAAGAACGGCTGCACGTACTTCTATATGGTATGATGACAATCTGAGGCGTGAACAGAGCCGTCAGAAAGCCAAGGAGGCTGCTATATCCGACCCAGAAGCCATGGCAGGCACTTCACCTTCAGGAACAGGTACAAACGGAACACCCGGAACGGTACCTGCATCCGATGGAGGAAAGGCCAACGAAATCACCGCCGGAGGAACCAGGAACACACAGATAACCGTCAACATTACCAAGTTCTTCGATTACCTGAACGTGACGATGATGGATAAGACCGATACCACCGAAATACAGCGTGTGATACTGGAAGCTATGAACAGAAGTCTGGAAACTGCAATGTCGAGCGCAAGATGAGTGTAAGTAAATTCATATTAGGGAATATTGCCGCACGTACCATCGGGCTGAAAGTTCCTCCGTACTGGCTCTTCAATCAACCGGTAGTAACGCGTCAGGACCCGTCGGAATACGACGAACTGATGATGCTGGAAGAAGCGGAGCTGGAGGATATGGTACGTACCAACGCGCTGGGCGTTCCGATGCGCTTTCCGCTGGAAATATCGCTGGTGGACCAGGAAGACTGGTGGCTGGTTCCTATCGAGCCGCTGATTACGCTGACCGGACGAAACATTATCGTCCGTCGTCAGGTGTCTAAGGGAAAGATAAGGGGTTCCATCAAGGAACGTTGGACGCAGGACGATTACCAGGTGAAGATAGAAGGTGCGCTGATGGATTTGAAGCGTGACGACTATCCGCGTGACGATGTGCAGAAGCTTCGTAACTTCTGCGAGGCTGCCAAGCTGAAGGTGCGCTGCCCGCTGTTCGAAATATTCAGCATCAACCAGATTGTAGTAGAAAGCTATGATTTTCCGTTCACTAAGGGCATACAGAACCAGCAGTACACCATCAACGCATACAGCGACGACACATATAAGCTTTTACTGAAGAATAACAACAGGTGACATGTACACGATGGGATATGACATACAGGTAGGTGATTTCCGTCTGGGAATGCTGGATAAGGTGGAAATACATCGCAGTGTGGAGCTGCTGGCAGACACGGCGGTAATCACCCTTCCTGCATCGGAATATAACAAGGCGCTGGAGGTGGAAAGCATGATCAAGCGCGGCGACCGTGTGTCGGTGAAGATTGGATACACGGAAACCGGACTGCGTGAGGAGTTTTCCGGCTACCTTCAGCGAATAGGAACCGATAACGGAAGCATTACGCTGGAGTGTGAAGACGACCTATTCAAGTTCCGTGTGCCCGTTCCGGATGAAGTGCTGAAGAATGTGTCGCTCGATACGCTGTTGAAAAAGGTGGTAGATGGCGTAGGCGGAGGATACGAAATTGACTGCGACTACACCTGGAGCTATGAGAAGTTTGTGATACACACCGCTACGGGATACGATGTGCTGAAGAAGGTGCAGGAAGAGTGCGGTGCAGACATCTATCTGCAAGGCAACGTGCTGCACATTCATCCTCCGGCCACGAAAATGGGTGAAGAGGTGCACTACGACTTTTCGATGAACGTGGAGTCGTGCGACCTGACTTACCGACGTGCGGAAGACCGGAAGGTGCGTGTAGTGGTGAAAGCGCTTCTTCCGGACGGAAAGGTGAAGGAATACGAAGTGGGTGCTACCGGAGGCGACCGCGTGGAGATACGTTCTGCCAGCAGTGACGATGCGTCGATGAAGCAGCGCGGAGAAACGGAGGTGAAACGTCTTTCCTTCGATGGATATGACGGAACGATTACCACCTGGATGATTCCCTACTGTGAGCCGGGATACGTGGCCGAGATTCGCGACCCGGACTATGACTACAAGGACGGACGATACTACGTGCGTGCGGTCACTACGGAATTCAGCCGGGACGGTGGAAAGAGAACGATAGAACTTGGTATTAGATTAAACTGACGGATATGGACCAATACAGAAGACTGCGTGACAACCTGATGCAGATGATGGGAGCCGGAAAGGAGATTACCATCTGGCAGGGCATCGTAAAGAGTGTGGAAGGAACTACCTGCACGGTAACTTTCGGCACGCTCGATGTGGAAGGTGTAAGGCTGCGTGCTTCGCTCGCGGAGAATGAAAGCCATCTGCTCATAGTTCCCAAGGTGGGCACGGCGGTAGTGGTAGGAAGTCTTTCGAATGACCTTTCCCTGCTGGTGGTGCTGGCCGTGGATGAAGTGGAAAGCATTACCATCAACGGAGGGAAGCTGGGAGGACTGATTAACATTGAATCGCTTACCCAGAAGATTAACGAACTGGTACGTACGTTCAACAACCATACCCACCAGGTGAGTACCACCGGTTCAGCTACAGCCCAGCAGGGAACTGCCGCTCCGGTAACCTCAAAGGCAAGTGAACTGAATAAAAGTGATTACGAAGATACAAAAGTGACACACTGATGAAAGGGATATTAATAGAAGAAAATTACGACCTGATGATACGTCCACAACGTGGCACAGACGGGAAAATCCGTTCGGGACTGACTGTCGGGAATGTGCTGTATCAGAACCAGGCTCTCATTATCGGACTGTACAAAGGCGAGATTAAAGAGAATCCGGCTGTAGGCGTAGGAATATCTGACATGCTGCTGGATCATGACCCGCTGGCATGGCGTACGGAGATAAGGGAGCAGCTGGAGATAGACGGACAGAAGGTGAACAAAGTGACGGTGACGAACTCCGGTATCAGCGTGGATGCGACTTATTAATGTGACGAAAAATGAAAACTGAAAGTATGGAAATCATTACAGGAATCAAAAACATGCTGGCTACGCTATTCAGCATCACGCTGGCTTACTTCGCACCGGTGAAGGACATGGTGTTTGTCATCTTCTTCATCTTCGCGATTAACTGTCTGGCCGGACTCATTGCCGGCATTGTGGCCAAACACGAACGGTTCAGCAACCGGAAGTTCTTTCACTGCCTGCTGGAGACATTTGTGTTCTACGTAATCGTGCTGAGCATCTACATTATCGGAGAGAAGATGAGGAACCTGGACGGGGCTTTGCAGTGCATTACAGGCATCGTGTATGCCGTGTGCTACTTCTACGGGGTGAACACCCTGCGAAACATGCGAAAGCTGTTCCCTCACTCCAGGCCGCTGAACTTCATGTATTATGTGCTTAGCTTCGAAGTGGTACGAAAGATACCTTATTTACAACAATTTTTAGATAACGAAAAGAAAGAGGAGGAAACAAAATGACACAGTTACCAAGAGGTTTACGAAACAATAATCCGGGAAACATCCGGCTGAGTAAAGACAAATGGCAGGGACTTCGCCAGGAACAGACGGACGGAACATTCTTCCAGTTCATCGCTCCCATGTGGGGCTATCGCGCACTGATCCGCACGCTTCAGAACTACCACCGTCTGCACGGATGCCGTACAATCGCGGAATACATCAACCGCTGGGCACCCGCTACGGAGAATCACACATCGGGCTACATCTCAGCCGTGTGCAGGGAAATGCAGGTGCCTACCACCTTTGAACCCGATGTGAACGACCAGGCGACGATGTGCGCTTTTGCGTCGGCTATCAGCCTGGTGGAAAACGGTATTCCGGCTGTGCAGCAGGATGTGCTGGATGGATGGAAAGCTTTGTAGACTTAAAAAAGAATCAATATGGAAACAATCTTCGGAATCATATCGGCGTTGATTTTCGCCATTTATACCGCAGTGGTAATCTACAATACAGGCGGTATTCCTTATTCAATCTCTGAAACCTATTACCGGCTGGAGCACCCGAAATGGTTTTCTGTCTGCATGGGGCTTAACGGATTTACCTTCTTCGTGTCCGCAGTAGGACGCACGCCTGAAAACATTCAGTTCCTCGTGTTCCTGGCATTGATAGGAATGATAATCATTACACTTTCACCCCGATTCAAGGAACGAACGGAAGGAATTATTCATTATTGCGGTACCACACTTCTGCTGCTCAGTACGCAGGCATGGGTGGCATGTACGAATCCCTGGCTCCTGATTACCTGGCTTCTTCCGATAGTCTACATCGTGCGGCACGTGATGGCCGATAATGTAAAGTCAGATCTGTGGAGCAAGATAGTATATGCAAGGCCCGCGTTCTGGCTGGAGATAACCGGATTCATTATCATTTTTATTAACCTGATACTGTTATGATGGAAAGATTACTCGAAAAGGCCTACAAGTGGATGGAAAGCTTTCTGCTGCTTGTAGCCCTGGCACTGATGCTGACGGCCTGCAAGTCGCAGCCTCCCATGAAGCTGGATGCTACTACCGACAAGCAGACGGATACGAAGACCGACACGCAGGTATCGGACAGTGCTTATCAGCATACGCAGGAGATGATTAAGGAACTTTCCTCCAGCTGGTGGCAGAAGCTGGAGGAAGTTACGGCAAGCTGGGAACGCACGGAGTATTCACCGCCTGATTCTACCGGAAAGCAATATCCTACCAGCGTAACGACGGGTTCTGTGAACAGCAGCACCCAGGAAGAGAGAAGGGATACCTCGCAGACCGATACGAAGATAGAAACCATGTCTGCCGAGATAACCCATATTAACAGCAGGATAGACCGGATAGAGCAGGAAGTATCAACGGTGAAAGCGGAACGCAAGGAAACACTATCGTGGTGGCCGTCAGCCCTGATGTTTCTTGGAGGAATAGGTTTCCTGATAATTATTTTAAGACTTATATGGAGGAAGCTGCCATGAACGTAACGGCATTACCCAATCAGACACTTCTTGACATCGCAATACAGGAATATGGAGACCTCGCAGGGGTCTTCATCCTGGCACGCGATAACGACATAAGCCCCACGGAGAAACTTACGCCCGGCATGACGGTCAGTGTGCCGGACGTGGTTATAAACCGGGAAATGCAGGAATACTGCAAGGCTAACAATGTGTCGCCCGCCACCTCCGAAACATCCGACAGCGAGGTGCGACTGAAGATATTCACGGAACAATTCACAGAACAGTTTGTATGATATGGCAAGAACAATCGCAGAAATTAAAAAGACGATGACCGACCGCTTCATGGAGGACAACACCTTGCGCGAAGCGTATGGTATAACGGGAGAAGATGCCACATGGGAAAACACCTTCAGCACCGTATCCATAGAGAATATTCTTATCTACATCGTGGCTGCGTGTGCCTATGCCCTGGAAGTGATGTTTGATGCGCACAAGCAGGACGTAGACGAACGCATTGCACAGAGCATCGTTCCTACCGTCCGATGGTATCACGCCCAGGCACTCGCATTCCAGTACGGCGATGCGCTGGAGTATGACGAACAGACACACGCTTTCCGTTATCCGGTGGCTGACACGGCCAAGCAGGTGGTAAAATACTGTGCCGTACAGGATGCAGGCAACACCATACAGATACTTGTATCAGGTCAGAAAAACAACCTTCCCACACCGCTTTCGGAAGACGTTCTAACAGCGTTTAAAAGCTATATGAACAGCGTTAAAATAGCAGGTGTATTCCTCAGCATACGAAGCCTTCCGGCCGATAAAATCAAGATTTCCGTAAAGGTGTACTACGACCCTCAGATTCTCACTTCAGACGGCACACGCATAGACGGCGGAGGGAAACCCGTAGAGGATGCCATTAACGCCTATCTGGCCGGAATAGTGTACGGAGGAACATTCAACAAGACCAAGTGCGTAGACGCCATACAGAACGTGCAGGGAGTGACCGATGTGGAACTGGGAACCGTGCAGACAAAGACAAGCACCGGCGAATCGTATGTAGTGGTCACAGGAAACAACTATACGGCAGAGTCCGGCTGCTTCATTGCAGAAGATCTATCTAATACAGTAAGCTATGTGGTACAAAATTGACATATTCAAATTTGCGTTTCTTCTTCTTCCTCCTCCTCTCAGGAAGAAGAAGATGTTTGCGTTTCTGAAGGTGCTCACGCTTCCCATATCGTACCTTCACGATGAACTGATGAAGTATCGCGAGCTGTGCGACAGCCGGCTGAGCGTGAACGGCCAGGTAATCTACATAGAGAAGGCACTGAATGATTACTTCCTGTTGCAGAATAAGGATATTTATATCACTGATATAACAGGATTATACCGTTCTGTTTATCTGCGTAATGAGTCTCCTAGCTGTTACTTCTATTATAAAGGTTCTCAGAAGCATACTTATCTGCAAAATGGCTCAGAGAACGGGCAGCTTAAATTCATAGTAAACGTGCCTTCTTATTTGAAAGACAGAATAGAAGAAATAAAAAATATAGTAGAATATAACAAGCCCGCAGGACGGGTTTATACAATAAACATTTACGATTATGAATGATTACTTAGTGACTTACGACGGCGGACAAGATGTATGGGCAGACGACTTGTCGTTTATGCAGAACAGCCTTAAAAGCATGATTGATACAGCGGTCCGCACATACGGAGACAACTGCATATTGTGGGGATGCCTTGACAGTGCGAAAGAAAATGTAGTGGAAGGTGGTGTGGTTATATCAGGTAAGCTGTACCAGGTTCCTGCACTTGGAGCCATCGGGAGCAACAAACTTTGTTTCCGTGAGGTGCTTTCGGATGAAAGAACGTTCGAGAACCAGCAGGTTCACAAGGTGAAGAAACAGTATGAAGCATATCTGAGTACAGCTACCAGCGGCGCAGTGGCTTGGATTGACCTGAAGACTGCATCAAAAGCAGATGGAAGAGTTACTGAACTGGAAGGTAAAGTATCAACACTTGAATCATATAATGCAGACAGTAGACTTGATGAGTTAGAAGGTAAAGTCTCAACACTTGAATCTGTTAATCCTACAGAGTGGAAAAATATACCAGTTACTGGTGAAGGACTTGACGGAAAAGTAAGATATAAAATTGATAAAAGGACAGACACCGTTATCTTAGATGTACAGATTAGTACTTACAGTCAATATAACAATGATATTAGTAAAAAAATGTTCGACTGGCCATCTGAACTTTCAGAATATAACAATGCAATGACTGTTTCTGTTGGAGGTAGCTCTGGAGGATTATATTCCGCAAAATCTGTATGCCTACGTAGAGGCGCAAAAGGAATGAATGTATATGATGATAGTGGTCCGTACACAATTCCTTCTAACGAAAGTATATCAGGTACTTTTTTATTAAGTAAAAACGAACAGTAACTATGACAGCAACAGAACTTAAAAAACGCGCCATCGCGCTCGCAGAAAAGACAAAGATAGACTCAGTAACTCCGGAAGAAGTCGGCCAGCTGAGCAACGACATAGTAGAATACATCGAGGATGTAGAATTGAACGGAAGCACTCTTGGTATCCGTAAGACTTACACATCAGTGTCGGCCATGGAAGCGGACTCCACCGCACCGACGGACGATAAAGGCGTACTTCTCCGAAGAGGTATGCTAGTTAATATCTACAACCAGGCAGAACCGTCGTCAGCAGACAACGGAAAGGTATTCAGTTTCCAGAACCCAGGCTGGGAGTTCAGGATGTACATCAATGCAGGAATTGCAACACAAGATGAATTCAAGATTGTCAAGGAGGGAGCTAACTATCAGGTAATACCTTATAGCAACAACATAACATATACTCGATTAAAGGTATTGACGGAAAACAGAAAGCCTGGATATGTAATAACTTATAATCCTGGAACAGGGTGGATTGAAGAACAATATATAGGGACTTCAATAACAGATGAAGAGTGGGGAAAAAATGATAACTGGAAACAAACTGTCACCAATGACAATATAGAGAACATCGCGTTAAATGCGCAGGCTAGAGCTGAAGAAGCGGCTGAACAGGCTGCATACGCAAAGGAACAGGCAGACAGAATATCATCTATAGACTTGTCATTGTATCGTGTTGTAGTGGAGTTGCCTAATATAAAGGATATGTCAGAAGATGACATGAATAAGATATACCTGATGGTGTCGGCCAAGCAAGGTGAATCGAACAAGTACGATGAATATGTATATGTAGATGGAGAATGGGAATTGTTGGGACAATATGAAGCTGCAATAGACCTTACAGCTTATGTCGGTAAAGATGAATTAAGTACCGAAATAGCTACATTGCCTACACTGGATGAAATTTCCCAATTCGTGTGCCTTGATAAAAATGGGGAAGCTGCTGGTGTAATGGATAAAGAGCAGGTTGCGTCAGTCCTGGCGGGACTTATGGGAACGGCTACTTTAAAAAATGATGGATTAATGTCAAAATCAGGTTTCCTGAGTGCCATTGGATTAAATTTGGAAGGTGATGCCAATAACGTAAATAACGGAGTTTATAAATTTGACTCACAACAGGACAATATGCCCTTGAATTATGGCATATTAGTGGCATTTTCTTGCGACGGATGGATTCGTATGCAATTATGTGCAGGTGGAGATGATGGATTAGCATATATAAGAATGCATTATAATAGTTGGACATCATGGAAACAACTATAA